GAATTGGACAGCACAGCGTCACCACGGACAAGGAAGCCGCTCCTGTCCCCGCCGTACATGGAGGCGTTCTGCACCCTAATTGCATGGATGCAGTCACTGGGCATGGCATACGCGAAGAGGTAGTCAGGCGGAGCCGACACGAGACGGTTCAGCTGGGCGGACTTCGTCGCGAAGCTCCATGGAAATGCCTCCAGCACCGCGCGACGGCAGGAATCGTAGACGAGATTCGCCGCGTTGGCCGCCGCGCTGCCCTCGGTCAGGGAACTAATCGGCTCCTGCCCGATCTTGCCCAGTGCCATGTTGACGATGGTGACGCTGTCCATTGGATCACTGCTCCTTCGTCAGGAAGATGTCGACGGTCTTGGACGAGACGGCGCCAGAGGTGCCGAGGGTCGTGGTGACGACCGCCTTGTTGTAACGCTGCACGCCGTCCACGATCTTCATGCGGTACATCACGCCGCCGTTTGCGACGACGGGAAGCGCAGGAGTCGTGGCGATGGTCTTGTATCCGCTGGAAATATTGGGGGACGTCTGCCAGTCGACCTTGATCGTCGGAGAGCTGGTGACGCTGCCGCCGTTGTTGCCGACGACGTGGATCGTCAGCTCATGGCCGCCGAGCGGATTGACTTCAGCACCGAGATCGAGGACCTCCGTGGTCGCGCTTCCGTTGGACGTGGGGACTGCCAGCGGAGTGTTGACGCCGCTGGAGTTTACGGTGAAAAACAGGTCTTTGTCGAGAATCATGGTTCTACCTCCTTGCTTCAGGAAACAACGGGTTCGGTGATTTTCAGCGCGTCCTGGCGGCGGATCGGAATGCCGAGAAGGTCGACGACCTTCTTGCCCGCGAACTCGCTCAGGCCAAGCTGGACGTTGGTCTTGCCCATCGCGTAGATGTGCAGCGCGTAGGCGACGTTCTTCGGCGCGTAGAACGCCTTGCGGTAGCCCGCGGCCTCCTTCGGAAGCTCGTAGATCGCCTTGATCATCAGGTTGATCAGGTCGTTCGTCTGGGCCGTGCCAGCGTTCAGCTTCGCGACGTCGATGTTGCAGATGCGGACGCAGCAGCGCGTATCGCGGACAGCGAAGCCGCATTTCCACTGGTAGTGCGTGCGGTACGCCTGGAACTGGTTGCCGCTCTCATCCTGGACCGTCTGCTCGCCGAGGAAGTTCTGCTTGAAGCCCGCCGTGGTGCCCTGCGGGTAGATGCCGTGGCACGCCAGCGGGTCCCAGCAGATGAGATACATGGAGCACAGGCCCGTGGAAACCTGCTCGGCCGTTCCGCCCGCGTTGATGACGTTCGCGTCACTAAGGCTGTTGTAGTAGTTCTGGAAGCCGACGGGCTGCTTCGGATCGGCGGGGTCGCCGTAGAACATCGACTCCGCGACCTCCTGGCCGAATCCCTCGTAGAACGCCTGGTTCTCGGTCTCGAGGAAGTTGGAGACGGCGTCCTCGCCGCCGTTCTTGGCCGCGATGGCGACCAGGTCCTTGTCAACCTCCGCGTAGCTCTCGAGCATTCCGCAGCCGACTTCGATCTGCCGCGTCTGGCTCTTGCCTTTCGGCACACCTGCGTTCAGCATACGCCATGTCGGCTTTGGAAGTCCTGAGCGAACAGTCGTGACGTGCTTGACGCCGCTGTTGCACTGGATCCACGGGATGTCGTCCAGGGCGTCGTTCGTCTTGGACAGCACCTCCACGATTCGGCGAACGGACTCGTTTCCGCTCCTGCTCGCCACGTCCATCAGTGTCGGGTAGTTCTGGGGCATTTTTCCACCTCTTTCAGTTTAGTGTGTTGATATCTACTTTGAACGCCCTATCGGGCGCAGAGGCGGAACCGCCGCCTCTCCCAATATGGTCTTCCGTCAGCGCCTTTCCGATGCCGACCAGCAGGCTCCAGACGGCGGGGTGGTTCGAGAACACGGGGTCGTCGAACAGGGCCCGCTCCTCGGGCGTCTTCACAAACCGCTTCATGGCCTGCGTAGCATACGATAGCTCCACATCGAAATCCTTGTGCGATTTTATGTCGTGCTTCCATGTTTTTATTTGCGTCATGACTTGCTCGCGCTGTGCGGCGGCCTGCTTCTGAAGGATGTCGCAGTGCATGTCGATGAGCTTCTGCGCCTGCTCCTGCGTCAGGTTGCTCTCCTTGAAGAGGTCCTTGACACCGTCCAGGTTGTAGCCCTCCAGCGTAAAGCCCTCGGGGAGCTTGAAGTCGCCGTATGACTCTGGCGCGCCCTGCGGCTTCTCCTCCTCTGGCTTGAGAAGATTCTCCTCCTTTTCCGCAGGCTTCTGCTCCTGCGTCTGCTCCGCAGGCTTCTGCTCGCCCTGCGTCTCCGCAGGAGGCGTCAAAAGGCTCTGCTCCTGCGTCTCCGCGGGGGGAGTCTGCACGGTCTCCGCCTGCGTCCCCGCAGACGGCGTCTGTTCACTCGAAGTCGTTTCTGGCATTCAATTCCTCTCTTTCGCGCCACGCGCGGTCTTCTTCCAGCTTGGCCAGGTACTCCTTCTCCGCAAGATGCACCTTGTCAATGCTGATGTACTTCAGGTTGTCCAGGAGGCGGAGGCCGACGTCACGGGCGGAGACCTCCGCTGATTTCGGAAGGAACACGCCGCACTCCTCCGCGACAATCGTCCAGAGGAGGCAGCGGAGCTCCTTGTCGTCGAGGAGCCTCTGCAAGGCGTTCCTGTTCTGCTGCTGCAATGGGCTTAGCACGCTCACATCATGGCCCCTCCCATCTGGCCGCCAAGAAGCTCCTTGAGGTTCGCGGGGTTGACCTTGCTAAGCGCCGCGGCGCTCTCGGCCATCGGCTGGATCGCCTGACCCGCAGCCTGCGCCGCCTGCATCTGCTGCTCCTGCCGAACCTTCTGGTCGTATTCGTCCTTGCTGACGAAAATGTCCTCGCGGACGCCGATCATCTGGTTGTACTCGCGGTACATCTTGTACCAGTCCACGAGGTGACGGACCTCGGGCGCCGTCTGGATGAGGCTGCCGAGGAACGCAAGGGACTGCTCGATGCGGGAGACGCCGACGGCCTTCTGGGCCTGCGAGAGTATGGAGACGTACTCGATGTTCGTCATGTTGTCCACGTCGTCGGGCGGTTCGGGGATGAGGCCCTCCTGCACGGCGAGGCCGAACGTCCGCGAGATCAGCGGGTCGAGCAGCTCGCAGTGGATGCGCTCTAGGACGGGGCCGAGCATCAGCATCTTCTCCGCCTGCCGTGCCTGGACCTCCGTCGCCGTCATCTGCGGGTTGTCCTGCATCAGCAGCGAGAGGAAGAGCGAGTTGTAGAGGCCGTCCTTGATGTTCTGCTTCAGGGCCTCGGCCGCCGCCGTCAGCTGCTGGATGTCGATGCCGACCGTGTACAGCGGCGCGACCGCGTTCTCCTGAAGAGAGTTGACAACATTCAGGGCGCCTGGGCGCATGTTCAGGCCGCGACGCTCCATCTCTGGCGGAATCCGCATCGGAGGCGTCACGATCTTCGCCAGGCCCTTCAGCTTCTGCTCCTCCATCTTCTGGAGCTGCTTGGTGTCGCCCATGATGTCGCGGGAGGGCGCCCAGCCGTACACGTCGTTGTCAACGACGTCCCAGCGGGGGCACATGAAGGGGAAGTCATGGTAGCCGCTCACGCGCAGGAACTTCTCGCCCACGCCGTCGCCCGAGCTGCCAGCGCGGTTCAGGAAGTGCACCGACGTCACGGGGAGCTCGTCGGACCATTCCAGGCCATAGCGCGACGGCGACTTGGTGACCATCGTGATCACCTCGTAGCGCTCGGTCATGCCGCCGTGGCCCTGCTGGCCGTTCGGCCCGAGGCGCTCCCTGATGTAGTCCGGAAGGTTCTCCTCGCCATATTCGTCGGCGAGCTGCGGAGCAGTCAGCCACTCGCAGTAGTACACCGTGTCGATCTCCTGGCGGTGGTTCATCTCAAGGCAATACGTCCCCGCCGTGTGGCAGCGGCACGTGATGACCTTCTCGGGATGGTAGCTCACGGAGACCACCGCCTGGCCGAAGGCGGCCATCTCATAGTAGGCGTTCCGCAGGGCGCTGTAGACGTTCGACCTCTGGAAGATGTGCTCCAGTATCTCCTGCACCTCGCCATACCACACGCGGACGGCGTGCTCCTTGGCGAGCTGCACGTCGTCGCACGTCAAGAGGAACCACTGACGCGCCTTGCTCGTCAAGCCGCTCTGGATGCCCGACGCAAGGACCTCAAGCGCGCGGGACGCCTCGCAGTTGATGCGGCAAAGCGGATCGTCCTTCTGTCCGTTGTTCACCTCCGACGAGTTCTCGCCCGCCAGGAAGCGCCCGCGCCCCGGGCACATGTACTTCTTGACGTCGCGCCAGTACTGGTCCCAGCTGGAGCGGTCGTTCTTCAGGCGGCCGTAGTTCCCGCGCAGACGCTGTATCATCGCTGCTTCGTCCATTGTCCTACTCCCCGAGTTTCTTCTTCTTGACGCCGCCCGCCTCCGTCTCCCCGACCGCGCCGTGCGTCAGGTCCGTCGAAAGGAGACCGAAGCGGCGGGAGGCCTCCTGCCGCGCCTTGTCGCGAGTCTCCGAGCTCTCCTTGTCCGTGTACTTCACCGGTTCCGGCGCTGGTGGTGTGTGTGGATGTCCGCCTTTTCCCATGCCCATGGTCTTTTTCCTCCGTTGCTAGAATTCAAAACTGTCCTCGGCCATCATGCCGACGGCCCCCGAATTGGAACCCATCGTCAGCGCAACGGGCTCCGCAAACGTCAGAGCCAGCGCATCCGCCCTGTCGGGCGAAATCCCAGAACGGTCGCGAATCTCCTCCTTCCGCTCAAGCTTCAGGCGGTCGTTCCCGTCATAGCTGTACTGCGGAAGCGCAAGCTCCTGGCACAGCGCGTAGTCGTCAGCGATGCCACCGCCCGCCTCAAGCCATTTCCGCATCTCGTCCCACATCTCCGCACGGCGGTTCGCGTAGCCGTGCGTCTCGAAGTTCCGCGCCCGACCGCCGAAGCTGACCTCGATGACGGGGCAGGGAGGCTGGAGGTCCCGAAGACGGTCGATCACGCCCTGGCCCTGGCCCGCGTCAACGAACACCACCGCCGGACGCTCCGACATGATCCGAGCGTAGACTCGCCCCGCGAAGTCCATGTTCCCGAGGCCGACCACCCGCTCCCCCTGAGGCGCCCACTTGCCACGACGTGGCTGGATCACGGACGCGTCGCCGCCGTAGCGCGCAACGTCAACCCCGAACACCAGCGGACTGTCCTTTACCCACTCCTCGGGAATCGCGCGGCCACGCGCCGCGTAGATCACGTCCAGCGATATCAGCGTGTTGTCAGAAACCGCGTTGAAGTCGCACTCCATCTCCTGGCGGTACTGAGACGGAGACAGGTCCCCAGCAACCGCCGAAAGCTCCTCGTCGTCCATCCACGGTATCTTCCCTACCGTCTCCGACGCCCTGAACACGTGCGACGACCACCCGTCCTTACCCGAGACGCCGCGGTTGTAAAGCTCGAAGAAGAGGTTCATCCCCTTCGGCGTCCCGATGAACAGCGCGCCGCCCTTGCGGTCCGATAGCGTCGGACGGACGATCTCGCCCCAGACGAACGGACGCATGTCCGCAACCTCGTCCATCACCACGAAGTCCATGTAAAGGCCGCGCAGCGAATCCGCGTTGTCCGCGCCGTACAAGGTCACGCGAGCCCCCGACGGGAAGTTCACCTGAAGCTCCGTCTCGTTGAAGCTCACGCCAGGTATCCTCCCCGCGAAACGCTTGAAGTAGTCCCACGCAACGTCCTTCGCCTGGCGGCGATACGGGCAGATGTAACCGCCACGGAAGTCCTTTGGACCCGTCAGGGCACGCAGAATCAGCTCCATCACAGCGAAAACCGTCTTCCCCCACCGACGATGGCACACAAGCACCGAGAACCGAGTCATTCCGCGTTTCGCGCGGAGCTGGAACTGGTGCGGCTCATAGCCGAGGTCGACGCGAATCTCACCCATGACCGCCTCCATACGGATCCACGATCACAACCGTCATGCCCCCTTTCTCGCCAGCAACGTCCTTGAAAAGGCCGTAGCGGTTCCCCAAAGCCTTCATCGCGTCCAGGCGCTGCGTCGTCGGGAGACTCCCGTCACGCATTACCTCCGTGTACTGCTCCATCACCTCGTCCGCGTCCGCGATGCGACCGCCAAGAAGACCGCGGGCGGACGCGATGTCGCGAATCTCCTTCACCTTCAGGACCCGGTTCAGACGCATTCGGGCCGACGGGCCCCACGGGCAGCCGTCCAGCCCGATACCCCCGACGTTCCAGTCCCACAGTAGCCAGCAAAGGTACTTCGCCTGGTCCCAAGACAAACCGCACTCGCAACCCACAGACAACACCTCACGGCTGTCGCAGTCAAAACCGCTACCCTCGCATGCGTCCAAAAAATCGCTCCCTGGACGGACGAC